CTCATTCCTCGGTGCTTCAAACCGGTGCTATGACCACATCAGCTAAAGCGGCAAATAAAACAGTATGTATTTTTACGGTTTTGATTAAAAGTCAAATGTATAAATTTTGCTGTTAACATCCTTAACTTGGTGCCCCATGACAGAATCGAACTGCCATCCCCTGATTACAAAACAGGTGTTCTACCATTTAACTAATAGGGCAAATAAAACAGGATAGCATTTTTTGGCTTTTTTTCAAGAAAAGATTTTTAATGTTTGCTGTTGCTATCCTTAAACTGGTACCTCGTTACAGAATCGAACTGTCATCAACGGTATGTAACACCGCGGTTCTACCATTAAACTACCGAGGCATAACTTGGTCTCCCTACCAGGATTCGAACCTGGACCACACGGCCCCAAACCGTGTACGCAACCTGATAACGCTTTAGAGAGAAAATAGGTTTTCGAGCGACTGACTATCTTTCTCAAGGACTCATCAGCTTGTCTCGTATAGGAGAGTTTAAACTACCTTGTGCCGCTACTGGTGTGTCATGCTCAAGAAATAGGGCACTAGCACACAAGGGACTCATCCCTACGTCTATCTCGAAACTTGGTGGAGGCCGGGGAAATCGAATCCCTCTAGTCACGATGCTTGCAAGGCAACGCCGTAGCCCACTACTGCCCCCAATTGTCTGGTACCGCCATATGGAATCGAACCACAATCCCCACGTTCGTAGCGTAGTGTATTATCCATTATACTATAGCGATAAATTTGGCACCCGGACTAGGGATCGAACCTAGGCTAACAGAGTCAAAGTCTGTTGTGCTACCATTACACAATCCGGGAACAAAATTGGCTCCGTGTGTGAGGATCGAACTCACCTAATCACTGATTAACAGTCAGGTCCTTGCACCATGCTTGGATTTCACGGAATAAATTAGTGTTAGTTTCTATACCACCCATTGAAACTAACAAACGTTGAGTGTATTGCTACACTATTTGCTCTGGCGCCGAGGACGGGAATCGAACCCGCCTGAGTCGGATAGACAATCCGTTGCCCTCCCAGAGAACTACCTCGGCATGTTGGTATCGCGTACGGGGATCGAACCCGTCTCTAGAGTTTGAAGGACTCTCGGCCTACCCAGAAGCACCAACGCGATATAATAAAACAGGATACATTTTCTTTTTCACCAATTGAAAGTTGAATAAAGTTTGCTGTGAGTATCCTAAACTTGGTCCTCTCGACAAGAATCGAACTTGTAATGGCCGGTTATCAGCCGACTGTTATACCATTTAACTACAAGAGGAAATTTGGTGGACCTTGATGGAATCGAACCACTTGCCGCCACCCCGCTTATTAATGACCACCGGGTTACAGCCGGCGACGGGGAACAAGATCCATAACACACTCTTTCGAATGTGTGTATTAAAGCACACTAACAAAGTCTCCAGCGTTTGATATCTAGAGGGGAAGTATGCTTTAATACGCTGTAATTTTTCATTCCACAAAAGGAACTTCATCCTACAGGCCGCCCGTTCGCTCCATGTTTTAAGTGCAGAGCCAGGACCTCGTTTCCTGTATATTCACACTTTGCTAGTTTACACTAAACGTTGGTGATTTCACCATTGCTTCGTGATAGAGTCTAGCTCTTTCGAACTTATCTTGAATAAGTTTTTGAAAGTCTTCTTTACTGAGTTCAGTTTTATAAACACTTTCATAAGCCTGTTCTACGATTCGTTCATTTAGTTTTGTATAATCTATCTCTTTCATTTTTTCCTTTGTTAAAAACAAAAAACCCCAGGGTTTTTAATCCTAGGGTCCTTGGAGTTTAAAGTGTAAACTTACATTTACATTAAGTCCTCCCGGACCCTGGTCTCTGGTGTGCGATCATTTGATAGACTAATACTGTTAATCGCAAGCCAATAAGAGGGCATAAAGCCTCCCACCTGGGCTATTGATAAACATTTATGTTGTCTATTCGTTGATTGCATTTTGTTTCTCGTTTAACTCTTCTTTAAAATTTGCTAGCGGAATTGCTAACTTGTCTCTATTGTAGCACCTTGCTACGCCTTTGTCAACAACTTTTGGCTATCTTGTTTGTTGTATTTTTACAACACCTTTGAACACCTTGCTTGCTAACTTGTCTCTATTGTATATTAATTAGTTCCTTCTGTCAACTACTATTTGCAAATCTGATCAAACTGTAGGGTCTTTCCGGAATCCACTGCTATACAATGTTTCTATTATATGAGTATTTATACTTCTCGTCAAGAACCTATTGATAATGTGGTAAAAACGCCACATTTTGAAATTTGTTAACTGTCTACTGTACCAACAAGATGTAGACGGTGTTGGTCACTACAGTTGATGAAGGTGTGATCCTTTCTTGTGTCTGCCCAATAGACAAATCCGGTTGGCATGTGTTCTGGGATACCATACCTAAAAAGAAATAGACATCCTGGATTTGTTATCAATGGAATGTGTATCCTTGGAGTTTCATCGTGATGAATGCTGTAACACGCATAAGGGCCAACCCATAAAACTCTAGTTCTTTTAAAATTGTACTTGTTTATAATTTCTTCAAAGACGGTATTTTTAAAAATAGGATTTATGATATTGCATAACAAATCATTTCCTTTGCTTCGCCCCACTGCACTAGTCCAAGGATCTTCGTTTTCCTTGTACTGTAATCCAGCTTGTTTTCCTTTATGACCCATATCTGTCCACTGAATTTCTGATTCCAAACTATTGTAAGAATTAAGAATGTCAGTTATATCTATAGGTTCTAAAACTTTAATCATGCTTTTATTTAACCGCTGTTTGATATCCTGTTATAATTAAAAGCTCTAAACTAGGTATAAATATGTAAAAGGACTTATTATGCCATACAAAACTACCAAAACTTATGTTAGACCTAGTACCGATGTAGAATTCCATACCACCGCTTTTTTTAAAGATACTAGCGAGGAAGCACTTGCTATCGGTGATCAATGGAAAAATTTGAACATTCAGTACGAACTTTTTAGTCGTCGCACGTTCACTGAAATAGATGAAAATACACTTGAAGTTATAATAATCTGGGATAGCAAAGAACAATGTATTGCGTATAGAACTGATCCAGCGTTTGTTGCACATTCTGCTAGAATTGATCAGTATAATACTGATCACAATATAATTGTAACTAGTACCGAAGAGGAAGTTTAATCACAGCAGATTTAACTGTATCTTTTATGTAGGTACTGTAAAAAGATTGCATATAGTCCGGGTACAAAAATCCATTTTTTTGATCTTCAAAGCCTTTTTGTTTTAATCTTATCGGAATATGCAAGTCGTTATAGATTGTATTTCTAATTTCGTGCAAATTAACAACGGCAGTAATCTTATCATCCATAAGATCAATTACACTAGGATGTTGTAAAAGACTACCTAGCAGTTCCCCAGAATAAAGAAACCAGTTTGATATAACAGATCTATTGATATTTTTAGCATAACTACAAAAATTTATATCGGATTCAAATATTTGTAAATTCCATTCTGCAGGAGTATTGTAGTAAAGATTTGATCTAGATATATACGGATAACCTGTTCCAAGAACTGGAACATTATCACAATAGTCTATCATCTTCATAAGCGGCAAATTGGAAACTTCTATATTGTAACACTTAGTAAAGATATCATACGCATCTTTTTCAAAGAAGTTTTTTAAATTAAAATCTATTAACTCGTATTTGATATCTAAGTCTTTACAAAATTTAGTGGCGGCCGCTACATCCCAGTAATGATTTAAATCATTCTCATATTTAAAAATTTTAGCAGTTACTGAGATACCTAGATTCTTATACGTTTGCAATATTAATTGAGAATTAATTCCTCCAGAAAATAAAACATCTAGTTTTTTATTTTCTTCGTAAATCTCAACCGCAGTCGTAGTTAACAAAGTTCTATGATCAATAGTTTCATTTGGAATTGTAAACTGAAAATTAAATTCACTATCAGGACTATCTTTTGTAGCATTGACTTTGTTATCGTAAGTCCATTGCGCCCAATTATTTTTAAACATTGTTTATAGCTGATTTAAAATAACGTCTTTTCCACATTTTAAAAGAATCTCGTCTGTTTCTGGAGTCCTAATACCTGTGATAATTAAAAATGGACGAGGCTTACGGCTTAGGTTTACGGAAGCGTGTGGAACATTTAATGTGTCAAAGGTAGTAGCATCCCCGGCTTTCCATCTAGTGTAAATTCCGTTGCCATAGGTAATTATTTGTCCAGGTTCGTAATCTTGTAGGGCAACCATTATACGCAAGACTTTTGTTGGGTCTGCTGGGTTGCGATGCCATAGTTTATCAATATGTTGTATAAATGTCTGCCCAGGCATCTGGATATGTAAACGAGTACGAAGGCGTTTCATTTTCCAAAAGGTTGCAAGATTTTGAATTTCTTTAATTTCATACATTGCCGGCTCAGGAACAATTTGTGTAAACTCTCCTTTGATACCACTAGCTTCGCGATCGTATTCTTCTAAGGCGTGTAACGGACTTACTCCGCCTGGGAACCCAGGATGCACACCTGCTACTGATAAATCGTGCCAGCCAACTTTTTTAGACTCTTCTTCCATGTCTTTAAGAATGTCTTCCATGTTAGGTGCTAGTTCAAATCTTCCTAAGCAGTCGTACCAGTCACCTTCTTCGTCAAACTGCCATTTATCAAAATGGTAATTGCTAAATGTATTTTTAATGTAGTCCCAATTGCTATCGTAATCTGTAGCATCTTGGTATTGAAAGTCTAATGGCAAACTTTTAAATTTTGCACGAACGGCATATTTTTCTGGATTCATTTATGTTCCTCTTCTGCTTCGTAGGCTATGGTTATTAACCAATCGACTAGGTCTGTTTCATCTTCAGTTAACTGCCCTTTAATACCGTCATATGAATACATCACACGACATTGCGGACGTTTAGCATCTTTTGGTGCCAAAACGCCGCTCTTCCAAGGTAAGGGTTTTAATTTAATTTCATCCATAGCAGTCTTAAGCGTATTAGCTATTTAAGACTTTTGCCACAGAGTTCATCACAGAAGCGATACGGCCAATGTCACGAAGTTGTTCTACAGTATAGCCTTCCTTCTTAAGTGTGTCGTAATGTGCTTTAACACAGAAATGGCACTTGCCAACAATGCTGGCGGCAAGACTAAATGCTTCAAAGTTTGCCTTAGTAGTTCCGCCGTGTGACGCAATAGCGTTCATGCGTAACTGTGCTGGCAAGCCCTTTAGCTGTGGATCATCTGCCATCTCAACATATGGATACCATACATTGTTCTGTGCCATAATACTAGCGGCTGTCATAGCGGCATCTGCTTGAGCAGGAGCATCTGCTAACAAGACAGCAAGTACTTTACCGTTGCCAGTTGCGGCAAGTGCGGCTACAGCACAACCCATAGCCACATCTGCATCTAATGTACTACGCAAAAGGACAGCATCTAAGTTTAACTTGGTGTCCTTTGCGTATTCTGGCAACGCACCTTTAATTGCGTCGATGAATGCCATTATAGTGTCTCTCCGCCTACTGTACGGTTACAAGCACATAGCTCGCCAGTTTGTAGCGCATCCAACACACGAAGTGTTTCTTCTGGGCTACGACCAACGTTCAAGTTGTTTACAGTAACGTGTTGGATAACGTTCTCTGGGTCAACGATGAATGTGGCGCGAAGTGCGGCACCTGCTGGAGCATAGAATACGCCCAACTGTTCAATCAAACTCAACTCACCACGCTGTGTGTCAGCGAACTGAGTGTGGGTAATCTTCTGTAAGTCTGGGTGTGCTTTTTGCCATGCCACTTTGCAGAACTCATTGTCTGTGCTACCTGTTAGCAATACTGCATCACGGTCAGCAAAGTCGCCTGCTAGTTTGTCATAGGCAACAATCTCTGTAGGACAAACGAATGTAAAGTCCTTTGGGTAGTAAACGATTACCTTCCACTTGCCTTCAAAACTATTTTCTGTGATAGTGTGGAAAGCATCTTCTGGTTGTCCTGGCTTGACGCCTGTGATTGCAAATGGGGCTAATTTGTCGCCAACTGTTTTCATGTGTTTCTCCTTATGTGTGTTTGAAAACTAATAAGAACGGTATGTTCTATGTTCTTATTGTACATTTATTTACGCTATAAATCAATGGTTTTTAATAGATTTTTCCTAAAATATTTTAATAACGCTTATAGGAAAAATTAATTACATTTGTTGATAAAAAAAGGACCCGAAGGTCCTTTCTAATTGTTGACTAATTAGAAACCACGTGTGTAGTTTAATGCAACAATGTTTTGTGTAACATCACCAGTTACACGCATGTATGCGACACCAACGTTGTCTTTCGGTGTTACTTGATAGTTAAGACCAGTGCGCCATGTGCGAGTTGTATCGTTGTTACCAGTGTCAAATGCATTACGGAAACGATAGCTTACCATTGCGCTTAGACCTTTGTCACCAATTGGTGCTTTAAGGCCTGGTTCAACTGAATAGTATGTAAAGTTAGTTGTTCCAGTATAACGTTCACCAACTGCTACTCTAACGAATCCGTTAACTGGACCAAACAACGATTTAGTACCAAGTAAGCCAGCCTCAATACGATTAGCTAGTGCTTGTGTTGTAGTAACTTTAGTGTCTGTAAAAGTTAGATCGCCAGCAAAGGTGGCATTAATGTTTTCTCTAACTGTTAACACCGCGGCTTGCATATCGGGAGTACCATTTTGGCCGTCTAAATTTTGCACTTCAACTGTTGCCGTTCCGGCAAAAGCGCCAAATGCGGCTAGAGACAATAACGATGCTATTGCAAATTTTTTCATTTTTAGTTCCTTAAGGTTAAGTTGTAATATTCTTACAACATATATTATATAGTAGTTCTACTAGACAAGTAAAATTTTTCTTCACCAAATCTTCCATTCGTAGCCAATCTGTGGAGTGTACTCAAATTCTCTAGGTTGCCATTCTTCTGTTAAAAAATCCTCGTCTGCAACAAATTCTAATGCGCCACCGATTGGATTTTCAAAGTACCAAAAACAAGCAGAAGAAATGATGTGTCTACCTGGACCCATTTTAGTTTTCCAACCTTTTTCTTTTACATACATACCGCTAGCAAATACATCGTATATATCTCTTGCTGATAAAGCCACATGATTGATGCCGGGTTCAAAGCCTTTTTTATGTTGTATAAAAATTGTATGGTGTGCGCCATTCACAGACGATCTCATGAACACGCCGGTATCAATAAATCTATCTGATACAATGAATCCTAAATTTAAATAAAATTGTTCTGTTTCTTTTAACTTGTTTGTGTAAAGTACTATGTGTGCAATGTCAACGGGATTTGGTTTGTCATATATAGGTGCTGGTTGATTGACACGCATTTTATAAACATAATTATTTGTAAGACTCCCAACGCTAACAGATGTTTTTTGTGTTTTTCTCAATGAGATTTTAAAACCGTTTGGATCAACTAGATCTTGTTCTTCACTTTCCTCATCCACTCCAAAAACAATTTCAATTGGACCATCTGGCTTAACCTGCAGACTTGAGCCACGTTGAGTCATCCACTTTCTGTCATGCTTAACTAGCCCGCAGTCAGTAAAAAACGTATTAGCTTGCTCAATATCAGCGGTTACGTAAACTATTGATTCTATTCCATTAATCAATTTGAATCCCTACATCTTTAATAATTTTTGAATACCTAATATGATCATTAACAATGTGTTGTTTTAAAACTTCGGGAGAACCTCCAATTGACGTAAAAGCTAATAATTTTAGTCTGTTTGAAATTTCAGGCATCTTAAGTATTTCATTTAGTTCAATATTAAGTTTTTTTACAAGATCATCAGGCATACCTTTAGGACCAACAAACCCCATCCAACCGTAAATTTCAATTCCTGGATATCCTAATTCTGCTAGCGTAGGTACGTTAGGTTGATAGGGTGAACGTTTATTATCAGCAACTGCTAGAACTTTTAGCTTGCCTTGTTCAAGATGTTGTAGTACAGGAACTAATGAAGTATACATTACTGGTACTTGTCCATTAAGTAAATCAATAACTGCTGGAGCATTACCTCTGTAAGGTATGTGTGTTAGATTAATTCCAGTAGACTTATTAACTACTTCTCCTAGAATATGCATTGGGCTTCCAGCGCCAGGACTTGCATAACCAGTTAGTTTATTTGATTTAGATGCGGCAATAAAATCTTTAAAATTAATAACACCTGTATTGCTGTTAACAACAACAAACATACTCTGTCTTGACACTAGCATGATTGGTGTAAAGTCTGCTGGGTCGTATCTAGCGCCGCCTCTTAATAATAGAGGAGCCATAACCATAGTATTAGGTGTAAGCAATAGTGTAGTGCCATCGGGATTGGCTTGGGCAACATACTGATTTCCAATAGTTCCGCTAGCACCTGTTCGATTTTCTACAATTACAGGAATGTTTAGTCTGTTAGTAAGTTGTTCTGCAAACATTCTAGCAAGAACATCAGTATCACCTCCTGCCGGAAACGATACTACTACAGTAATAGACTTTTGTGCGTAAGCAAAACAACTAAATGCTGTGAGTAATATAAGAAGTAGTTTTTTCATAGTGTATTAAGGGTATTATAAAAATTGTTAATTTTAGATTGAGCAGTGGAGGGCATGTTTGCAATCATCTCTTTATAACTAGTATAGCTCTCAGTTGCTCCTGCAACCCCCACTGCTCGAGATGTATCTTGTACATATTTGCACATTGGATATCTACGTTCTCCAAATGCGCTTAACTCTATATTAGCATCTAATAGTTCTCCGAGCAAGACGGCATCATGTACAGCCATAGAACCGCCTTGTCCGCTGAACGGAGTACTAGCATGGGCCGCATCGCCAATTAGTAGCACATTGTTTTTATTCCAAGGTGTAGGCATTATAACTTCTTCCGCAGGTGTAAAGTAAACATTTTGATTAAAAGTTAACTCGTCAAGCAAGGGCCTAGCAGGGCCCTCAAACTCTAGAAACTTCTCATACATCACAGCTGACCAAATGTTACGTTCATATAAATGTTTTTCTGGAACATGCACAACACCCCATACATACAATTCATCGTCACTTATTGGCATAATTCCTAATCGTTTGCCTGCACTGAACATTGTAATTTTATCAACTAGATTTTTTGGGCGTTTGTGTGTACTGCGCCAAACTTCAAACTCTGAATATACTGGGGTAACTTCTGGCCAAAATAAATTTCTTACACTAGAGTTTATGCCGTCAGCACCAATTACTAAATCAAAATTATCAAAAGAATAAGAATCAATGGTTGTGTTTAGTTGTATTTCAACGCCAAGAATTTTTAATTCTTCTGCTAGTACACGATGCATAGCAGATCGTCTAATGCCTAAAATTCTAGGATACACTACATCGGTTATATGATTTCCAATATTGTCCATGTAGACATTTCGTCCATTTGGTATTAAGAATCCAGCTTGTTCAATTTTAGTTAGTAATCCTAATTTGTTGAAATTATCTAATCCGTTACTATAAACAAAGATACCAGAGCTAATAGGTTCAGAGGTAGATGATTTTTCTATTAAGGTAACAGACCACCCGCGTCTTGCTAACACGATCGATGCTGTGCAACCCGCAATGCCTGCGCCTACTACAAGAACTTTCTTCATCTAATACTTAGTGTAACTACTAGCTGAGTTAAAAAAATAGCACCCGAAGGTGCTATTAGTTATTTGGGTGACAAGGCTAACTAGACCTCGCAAGTGCTGTTTCTTAGGCAGCTAGGGCAAACTCGATGTCGTTCTTTGCAGAAACGCCAACGGGAGCTTGCCAGTACTTGAATGTAGATGCTTTTGCATTTACTTGATTTGCTTGATTTACGGTCATCGCCTACCGTGTTGCCGTCTCTACTATCTACCCCTGTCGAAACCATGGCAGGCCCATCATAAAGAAACTTATCTCTGATTTGATCGCATCAAGCACTTGGGTAGTAACATCTTCACTTTGTCCAACGATTGGTTCAAATTCGTAGATACAAATTGTTTTTGTTACGCCTTCATGTTCCGCTGTGATATCAATCTTCATTAAACTTCCTTATGGTGGACCTGGCGGGAGTCGAACCCGCGTCCAAGAGTCCTTCGCTTTGAAGGGATTACAACAATTCTTTTAGGCAGGCTGGATGTTACTAGCCTGTGCGCCTTTCATGCCTTGGGTTACTTCAAACTTTACACTCTGTCCTTCTTGTAGACTTTTGAAGCCACCTGAATTAATCTGTGAAAAGTGTGCAAATACATCTGCGCCACCATTGTCGGGAGTAATGAAACCAAAACCTTTGGTATCGTTAAACCACTTTACTTTTCCTGTTATCATTTTTTTCCTATTGTATTAAATTTTTATCTGTGTGTGAATTACAACTTATTCCCCGTCCGGGAATTTATCGTGCCAGTCCATGACCCACCAAACGGCGTATCCTACAACAGCACATATAGTTAACCAGAAGAATATTGTCATACTGTATTTAAACATCTTCGCAAAGAGATGTCAATTATTTCGAGCGATGTGCTTTAGTCGGAAGAGCTTCCCACCCGCTCTTTTGCCAAAGAGGGCGAGCACTAAGTATTTCCACCCAAGTCTTAGCATCTGGGCGATTTAAGTCCCAAAAGTCAAAACTCATTTTGCTAGCAATTGGGCGATAATAAAGTACAAACTCACTAGGGGTAATCATTAATTGCCCTGTGGTACGCATTTCTTTATTGCCATCTTCAACACGCACAGCATTTAGCTGAGGTTCGTCTGTGTACTTTTGGCAAAGCCCGTCGATCATGTCTTGTGGAGTTTGTGCTTTCTTAACAACTTCTTCTGCAATAGCTAATCGAGCTTCACTGCTGATGCGACTCTTAGTTAAACGCTCATTACCTTCTTCACGCTGATATCCGGCCCATGGCAAGAATACTCCATGATTGGTTCTAGCTACAGTTTGATCGTGCGGTATTTTTTTAACATCATAACGGAATTTACTCTTATCATGATCTTCATAGGCGCATTCAATTAGATAAAAATCTTCTTTATTAAATACACCTATGCAACCGCTGAGTTTTTTATTAACAACATAACGCACAACATCTTTAATATCGCCTAACATTAGACTATTTTTAATACGTTGTCCGTCACGACTTGCACCGTCTTTGGTACGATCTTTAACTTCTTTTTCATCATCGATAACCATTAAACTTGTAGTTAAAACTGCTATTCCGTTATCATTTAATCCTTCGGTATAACCTGTAATTTCATCTAATAATAACAGACGTTCAAGTCCGTCTTTACTAGTACGAAAAAAGTTAATTTCAGGAACATAGTTGCGGTCACGATTCTTTACTGCTGTCCAGCCCGTGCCTTCAAAGTACTTTGCTATTAATACACACATATTATACATATTTATCAATAAATACATTTGAGCGAACAGGAGCGAGTGATGAATGAAATTTTTAAAATTATTGGCGATCTAGGAATGCCAGTTGCAGTAGCGTTAGCAGGTGGATACTTTGTGTATCTAACTATCAAACTATTGCTACAAGGTGTACTAGGAAGTATTAAAGGAATGGCTGGAATCATTACTGCTTTAGATAATCGTGTTAAGACTATGAATCACGATGTTGTTCGTATTGATACTATTGTATCTAACGCATTAGGACTCCGACCAGACGTTGACCGTATTGCTCGTGCAGACGGTAAGAACGATGCAAGGAGAGATTAATGTTGTACATGGATTATAATTGGGATCTAAACCCGTGGGGTATTAGATTTGACGAAGAACTAAACATAGATAGTCTAGGGTGGAAATACGGCGATTGTTTTAAAATTACCAATGTCAATGGCCGTGCTATGCTAGTTAAATTAGACCCGGTAGAGCAATTTGCAAAAGGCCATAGAGTAAATTTTGGAGATAAAAATGGATGATATCGCACTATTAGTCAATAAGTATGGATTTCCAATTGTCATGGCAGTTGGACTCGGGTACATAATCAAATACGTTTGGGAATGGGCAACAAAAGAAGTCAAGCCTGTTATCAGCGATGCTAATACTGTGTTGATTGCTCTTATCGATCGTATCCGTATGTTGGACAACGATTTAATCCGTTTAAATCAAAAGGTTAATACTGTGTTAACCATACGCGGCAAGATGATCGAATCAGATCGCGTTATGGAAACTGCACTAGTTGAAGCAGAAGCAAACAAGAAGTTCCACGATGCTATGGACGAAGCTGACAAGATTGGCGGCAAGAAGGTAGATCCTAGCGACAAAAAAGAAGCTGCCGGCGGCAGTAGTTAATTATTTTTCGTGAGCAATAAACTCGCCGTTCCAATTGTCTGGTAAGTCTTGTTGCTTCATAAAGTCACAGCGTTCAATCCAAATTTTGTAGTATTTGTCCATTTGTCCACCAAAGTTGCCTTTTAGTTTTTTACACATTGCGGCAGCTTCATCAAACTTTTTCTGTTTGTACAAGGCATGCATTTCTTCATGCTGTGCTTTGTCTTTGCTATAATCAACACCGCGTGTGCGTAGTGCTGTATAGATTAAGTCTGCTACTGTCTTACCTTTTGGTTGTAAGTTGTCTAGCATTAGATAGAAGAAGTCGTCTTTAGTTCTATTGTATGTTTCAGCACCAATAATACATAGTACGCCATAGGCCTTACAACGTGCTTCTAAACGTGCGGCAGTACTAACCATGTCACCTAAGATGTCATAGCTGTGTCTTTCTGTTGAACCCATTTCACCAATAAAGCCAGTACCTGAGTTACAACCCCAACCCATTGCGGCTGGTGGTAATCCTTGTGCTTCCATCTGCTTAGTATACTCGTCTACTTTGTCCAACATTTCAAGTCCTACCTTAACGATAGTTCTAGCATGATTAGGATCTTCAATAGGAGCACCATGTATGTGCATTGACGCATCGCCTACGTATTTGATAACCATACCTTTGTTGTCTAACATTGGCTGGCTGATAGCATCCATATAGCCGTTCATGTACTTGCCAAGTCCAGCAACGTCATCGCCATAGTGTTCACCGATAGGTGTAAAGCCACGTAGGTCACTAAACATAACTGATACGTCTTTACGTACACCACGTTTGATTAAGTCTGGATCTTTTTGCAGTAACTCTACAACTTCTTTAGAGCAGTAGCCAGCAAACTGTTTCTTTATGGCTTGCTTTTGTAAGAACTCACTTACGAACTTAACACCGTAAGCATGAAGGAGAATAAGAGTAGTACCCACAGCAAGGGCAGTAATGTCAACAAGCCAAAGATTATTCGTGTAAAGATACTGAGATAAAGGATACAAAATACCAAGAGAGATAACGCCACTAGCAAGTCCAACATAAGTCCACCTTGTTAAAAATAGTAAAGCAATGCCTGCTACTACTAAGGCAAGAATTTCTGCGCCATCGGCCCAATCTGGACGTTGTATAACAACTCCGTTCATCATGGTGCCTATAACGGCGGCTTGTACATCATGAGGCCATATTGCGCCTTTACTTGTTGGTAATGGGTTACCGATACCTGCGGCAGTAGGTCCTACTATAACAATAGCACCTTCTAAATCTTTTGGTAGTTGAGTTAAACTAAAACTACGATTCTGCTGACTCCAGTCAATCCACACACGACCTAGGTTGTCTGTAGTCACAGGGCCAAACTTAGGAATACGCATCTTTTCCACCCCGCCCTCAAATAACTTAACTTGGAAAGTTGAGTCACCGGCGGCTACTCGTAGGGTTTCTAAACTCATTGCAGGATACAGTTTACCTTCGACTGTAACAATTAAAGGCATGCGGCGATTAACACCGTCAACTTCTGGTAGTGTGTTTACAATACCAATACCTGCGGCCGAATTTTCTAGTGCAGGTACGTTAGCGATAAGTCCAGGATACTGAACTATTTGATCTAACCATTCTGGTCCTAGTACAGCACTACCTGGATTGCGAGGAGTATTCTTTGTCTTCTGACTAGGAACGCTTCCTAGTATTACGGGATAATGTTTAAGAGCGGCGGCCAGATCCCTATCCCCACCAGTACGATCACGCTCAGCCATGAGCACGTTAAGCACAACAAGGCCAGCATTACGACGATAAAGGTCTTCAATAATTTCAGCATAATTAACCCTCGGTAATGGCCACTGGCCGTATTTGTCTAAGGAAGCCTCGTCTATGTTGACCGTGACAATGTTGTTGAATGTTGGAGCTTTGTTAGTGATTAATGTGTCAAAATAGCGTAGTCTTACGCTTTCAACAAATGTAGGGTCTGCTATACGTATGCCCACAACTAACGCAAGGGTTAGTAGTGCAGTCCACGGACTTACTAATATTTTTTTGAATTCAATTTTCATGATCTAGGAGCCGCGCCGTTTCGAGTAGCAGGATCCCATGAATGGCAACCTTTGGGCAGTCCGTCTTTATCGCAGAAAGATATTCCCGCGCACCCTGCTAGAGTTAGAATAAGTGATAATATTAAGATGTTCTTTAGCATGAAATATTTAGCTGGACTTTGTTCGGGTAGTTTTATGATTAACTAAAGTAGAATTAGATCCGGTACCTAAAATACAAGCAACATCATCGTTGTATTGTACCATAGTCCAGGTTTTAGTTTTTTCGTTTACCATTAACACATATTTGCTACTAGTATCTTTGCCTACCCAAAACGGCACTTCTTGCCATTCGGGTCCTGACATTGTTTCAATAACTGTTTTAACATCTGAACAGAGTACAGGTTTCTCGATTTCAATTGGTGGTTGGGCGTAGGCTACGAAGCTGATTAGGCCTAATAGGAACGCCGATGCTACACTTCGCATAGGCTTCTCCTTGTTAGGTATTTATTACTGTCTAACAGTTGTAGAGCATCCTGCTGGATTTGTACAACTCTGTATTATAGTAAATGATTTGCCACCGCTTTGTTGGATGTCTAAACTAGCAGGACCTCCAGCATTGGTTAAATCTATATTGGCTTTATTTGCTGTGTTACCGGATTGTGTTGCAAGCACACTATTGCCGTTACCAGTTAGTTTGTTTTCAAGATAATGATTTCCACCACCTTCTTGAACTGCGGTGATAGAGTTGTTGTTTCCAGTGACAGTATTGAACATTAGATTGTTGCCGTTGTCTTTTTGAGTTACGTTAATATTATTATTACTACCTGATATTATTTTTGTTTCTTGGTAGTTAGCGCCTGCGGTGTTTGTTTGGCTAGAGGTAACAGAGTTTGAACTTCCTTGCACTAGTGCATTTAAATAGTTTGTGCCGGTTTGAGTAACACCCACTGTATGAGAACCAGTGCCACCTAATCCTATATTAGCAGTATTCTTTGCCCCAGATTGCGTAACATTAACTGTATTTTGGTCTCCGCTTATCTGCTCAATATACAAATAATTGTTAACTGACTGTGTTGCGTTGTTCCATGTATTATAACGTGTTTGTTGCTCAGTTGTTGCACCGGCAGTGCTTGAACCACCACTAGTGATAGTTTCTGTTCCTGTACCATTTTGAAGATCAATAGTGCCGCCTTCAATAACAGGTCCTAATGATACAGAAGTTCCAGCTATATCAACTACTGCGCTGTTAGAATAAGCTAATCCTGTAGCGTCAACCGTGTTTGTTTCTGTTATCCATCCTGTGGTAAATGCAGAGTTAGGTACGCCAGTTCTGCCTGCACCGTAATCCCATTGAAACTTCATTCCGTACCCGCCTAGGTCATTCCAATACCATGCTTCAAGATTATAAGTTTGTCCAGCAACTACGTCTATCCAACCAGATGCTGTATAACTAAAAATACTTTGCCATTGGTTAGTTGATTGGTCATTAATGATCGTTTGACTGTTTATTTTTAAAACAAATCCGTCATCACTATTGCTGTAAAAATATAATCTATAAACAGTGCCTGCTGGATGTAAGTTAGTTATTGGTGCTGTGATAGTTCCGCTGTATGCTACTAATGTACCTTCTCCCATTCCCGGAAATGATCCGTTTGTTGGAACATAGATGCCGTTAGTAGTACGTCCACTGGCTACTTGATTATAAGCACCAGGCGACAAGTTAGGCACACGATAAGGTCCTAACCAGTTTTTGCCACATATTCCAAAAACACAAGTATAAGTGTAAGCATCAAAGTCGTAAACTTTATAGTTTAATCCTTGTAGTACGTTTTGTGTTGTAGTTGTAGTAGAACCATTTGCTTCAATAGTAGTTACTCCGTTAGTTGTAACTTTGCTGATAGGAGTAGTTGTTGTAGTTAATACTCCATTTACAATCTTGTTAGTTACTACATTAGAAGAAACTCGTGTTTGATATAGAGTTTCAGTTCCGTTGCTACTAGATGTTGTACCATCATTATAAGTTGTGATAGTCACAGGTGTTTGATAAACAGTAATTGTGTTACCACTTACTACATTTCGTGTTGTGTAAGTTACTGCTGTTCCTGTTACTGTTCTTACAGGTGCGGCAGGTGCTACAGTTTGTCCGGCAGATAATGGGGTAGTTGAACCGTTTGTAGCATAGGTGTTAACTTGAGTTACTGTTGGATTCAATGTTCCAGTCCAAGTAACTCCGCTGGTATTAGTAAAGCCCTGAGTCATGCTGAACAACTGTCCAGTATTATTATCATTACCTACAAAGAAAAAATAGTCAGTACCCATGTTAATAATGTGTCCAGTACCCATAACTGCTTTTTGTGTGCCATTAGCACTATATTGAATAGCATTCCACGGATTAGTAGCATCTCCTGTTGCGACAAATGCTACATAGTCTCCAGCGGCCCAGGATAGTTGGCCGTTGTACCAAGGAATTTTATATGCTGTCCCGGGATTCTTACTGTAGATTTGGCAAGTTGCTGTTTGTGTACAGGATTGAACATTCCACTGACTATCAGCTATTTGTGCTTGTCCAAACTTTAAGTCAGCAAGCCCGGTGGCTTGACTGTATGCGCTAACACATATAGTTAATAAGAATAAAAACTGTAGGAAACGCTTTATCATTTTTGTACAATAGTAATGATAGTGTTGCCGCCCTGATTAACACGGTTCTTAAACTCTAAACTACCTTGTGTTTGGTAAATTAAAGAGTTTTGTGTTAATGGAGTAGTTATACATTGTTGGTCGCTGCCGTTGTCTCTACATAAGCTGACAGACATTTCGTCTTTAACAGCAACAATGCCGCTTGATTTTTTGTAGTCAGGTAATACACTGTCTACTTCGCTTAAAAAGTTTTCGTTTAGTCCGTTTCCAATCATATCAAATATACTAGCAAGGAATTGATTATCTAAAAAGTTTTGTGCTAAACGGTCAACATACATATTAGCTAGTTGTGCTTCGAGTGCGTTCTCTAACCCTTTTTCTTTTAAGAAGTCAACATCTAAAAAACTTTTAGCGGCAGACCTTTCACTTCTACCTGTTTCTTTAATTTCTTTTGGAGGACTTAGTAGTAGCATATTGCCAATGGCATCTTCTGATAAGTTTAGTATTACTGGGCGAGTCGGAGGTTGGGCTCGACTATTAACCTGAGTGGCTTGGAAGGCCTGGTTAAGAATTACAATACCAGCATCTGTTTCAACTGATATTTCTCCAACTTTACAATTCTTTTCTATATCGTCTTTGGTTCTACTTTTGTTACGATCATCGGGACAACTTGGAAGTAGTATAACTGTTGATTGTCCTAGTTCGTCAACTGAGGCAGTAAAATCAGTACCACGAACACTAATAGTAGCAGTAGGCGTATTAAGAGCAACATTTTGCGGGCTGTTCTTAGCAATTTGTCCACTTGCGTAGCGGACAGTTCCAAGTGCAATTTTAGCACCTAGTTTACCCGATTTAGATTTAGGATCATATACGAAGTCATCAATTACCAACTTGCTATTTTCATTTACTTGAACACGAGTGTCGTCTTCAAAGGTTATTCCCACTTTCCCCTGTTGGGTTTTGATCGCATCGTTCATTTCCACTCCCGTGCCCTTGGACCCCGTTAGTGTCTGTTTGTCTCTCTGAATGCTGGGAGGAGTGTTGAGTTGTTCTGTTACTTTGCCTATCGCGGCGTGACTCGACGAGGTACCTAGCAACAGTAAGCATAGTATTGCTGTCCATATTTTCATCTGTCCCCCCATTCAAACCAACTGTATTTCTGTAATTCTCTCATGATGGCATCACCAGTAGTGTTTTGCCATTTAGCCGCTTGTTCTACAAAAGAAGACCAGTCACGAACATAGTGTTCATTACCTTGCATCCATGCTTGGTACATCTTTTGTAGTTCGCTTTCAAACATATTAGTTTTTCTGTAATATTCTGTATGTGCTGTTACTGCCAGTTATTTTAATATTTGATACGTTATCAACACTACCTTGCTGTGTAATACCAACATCGTTACTTGAACCTGCAATATCTAGTTTAGCATATTGTCCAATAGATAGTCCACCGCTTTGTACAATGTTAGTGATATTGTTTGATCCCACTGCTTTATAATCAACAACATTATCATTAACTCCACTTTGTGATATAGTAGTTTGATTACCTTGACCGTCTAGATCAATCTTAACATAATTACCGTTGGTGCTACCACCGCTCTGAGTTACGCTAGTAATATTAGTTGCGCCTCTAGTATCAATATCTACATAGCCTTTGTTACCTGTTAGGTTAAGAGTAGTTAAATTGCCGCCGCCTAATGTTTGATTTACATTTGCAATTACATTATCTGCGTTAATTGTAGCGTCAATTGAGTTGCCACCACCACCACTCGATCTTACAACTAAACTATTTGTGTTACCTAACATATTCACATTGGTAATAGCATTACCGCCTAACTGTATAATATCAATTATATTACTGGCACTAACACCATTTCCGTTGTTATTACTGTTGATATATGCAATATTTCCGCCAACATCAACTTTATAGTTTAACTCAATGCCTTTGCCAGTAGTCCCAACTGTTGTGTTAAGTCCTAGTGACAGTTTATTATTTGGGCCTGCTTGCTCAATAGTAACTGTTTGGACATCACCTTTAAGTTTAGCTGGATCTTGAGGATTGGTACTAGCCGTTCCGTTTGTCAGTATTCCATTAACTTTGTTGCCAGCGCCGTCCTGAGTCATAGTGATAGTGCTGTTATCGCCAGATTGGTCGATATAAATGCTATTATCAACACCCCAGCTTGTGGCTGAAATGCTTAGTAGCATTATAGTGAGTAATTTTCTCGACAACCCACCAACACCTGTCATTCTTTGTTCCATTTTGTTAAAATGATTGCTTATTAGTTTACAATCAAGTTCCTTGGTCTTTAACCTTATAATAATTATTCGCTACCCTATAAATATTTAATACATACTACCTTTTCATAATGCTCCGATGTTATTTTTTCGTTATCATCAGGTGTAAAAAAATTTACACCGTTAAAAAAACAACACCATTACTTCTTATCTTCTAACTTGTTAGACTGTATCCAACCGCCGCGGTCAGTACCGTCTGTTACCATCACTCTCCACCAACCTTCTGTTCCTGGTTGTCTAATACTCATTACAGTACCTTTGGCAAACCACCACTTCTTGGTACTTGTTTCTTTTTCTTCTGCATATAGGAACGAATTTTCTTTTAATACTCGTTCACCAAACAGTGTTATAGTTGGCTTAACGCCTGTCTGCATATCTGTTACTGCTAGTTTTTCTTCTTTAGCGGCCTCACTTTTTCTTTCGACTCTTGCAGGTGCTTGTCTGTCATTGGACTGCTGTGGTGCGGGTGATGGCTGCTCTTGGGCAGGGGCGGATTCTTTGGGGGCTTGTGTCTGAACCAACTCATCTTTCTTCTCCTCAGGTTTTCTTATTTCTGACGATATCACTGGAGCAGGAGTAGTTGGTAATACAAGCGGCGCCTGAGTCTTTGGAATAATAACCTCAGTCACTGGATCGTGTCTGTAGTCCCAAAGTGCTTTACGCTGACCTTCTTTGATTAACTCTACTACTGCCATTTCAATTGCTGCCTTGACAGCGTATGTGCCTGGTTCGTTAATGGTTAAGCCTGCTTCTGCTTCAAATGCCTGTGTTCCTTGATCAAAGAACTTTAGTGCTGTTGCTGAGTCTGCTGTACTTAAGATTGTCTTTTGTACTGTTACTACTGCTAGAACTTTACCTGTGTTTACACTCACTGCTCTAATGCTAACAGTTACAGTATCTTGGCTCCATTGTGTTTGTTTGCCAATACCAAAAATACGCATGCCAGCACCGCCACTGTTTACAGTAGTGTCATATCCTACAATACCACCTTCGATGATCATGCCAGCGAACTGCATTGGCATCAAGGGTCTAGCATTGTTACCTTCGTAGGCTTCGCGCATCTGACGAATGATTAATCGCTCTTTAGTTAAGTTGTCAATACCTACACGTTCTACAACTTCAAACCATTGTCCTTGCCCTACTCCTTGTAGTGCTTGTATTAAGAATGTTTCAGCACCTTGTGTAACTGCTGAACTTAAACTAGCTACGTTAGCTTGTGGTCGTCGCTGTCCAGTTTTATCTGCAAAACTATAAACTGCTACGCTAACAGGTTTGCCCGCCGCAGGTGCTGGAATAGTATCAAATTCTTTTTTGACACTTTTCATTTGTGTTGTAATACTAGGATCTGTTTCTGTCAAGCCGGTACTTTGCATTACTGCACAACCACTAAGTGTTGAAATAATAGCTAGAGATATTAGTGTACGTTTCATTTATTAATTCCCCGGCATGTTGAATGATTCTAACGGAACATAGATACATGTTGGTCCACCAGTTACGCCACAAGCTAAATTTTTGTCTGATCCTGGATCTGTTACTTTTAATAATATACAAGTGCCAGCAGTTGAACCTGTACAATTAAATGCATCACTTACTCTACTCCAAGCAATATTACTTCCTTGAAATGTAATTGCACCTGTACAAGTAGAGCTTGTTGCCACTGAACAGCTATTATTAGCAAACATAGCAGTTGCTACATTTTGTGATATCTGTGCGTAGATGCGTGATTCTAAGTTGTTTAAAAACTTAGCTAAATTTGTGTTTTTTTCATCTGAAGCCACTTTGTCAATTGCCGCTTGAACTTTATCTTCTTGTGCTTTACGACGAACTGCTTCTTGATTCTCAATTGTTAAAACGTGAGAACTATATCCCACGCCATTAAACGCAGGGCTTTTAAATTGATAATCTCCCAATGGTGCCGCATAACATAATGCGGTCATAGAGAATAATACTGTTGTAAGTATTGCCTTCATGGTTCGCTCCCGACATACCTTATTAGTATTTAATCAGGTGCGAAAACCCATTATACACTCATATAATGTTGTTTTAGATTAAAAAACGTTTATTTAATTTTAAAACTTAATGGTCCAATAGGTAAACGTGTAGCCATATAGTTATTATCAGCTTCCATTAAGAATTGACCAGTAAATATTGGTGGATAAACTACAGTGAAATTAGTAAACGCCGCGCCATCTTCCATGTCTTTCAATTTAGTTGTTTTAACAGTAGTCTTAATTTGAATCATATTACTACGTTCTAACAATGCACGGAATAAGTTACCAGTAGATGGATCTTTATTAGCTTGGTTAGCAATAGTTTTTGCTAGTGCGGCTAACAAGTGAGAACCTAAGTTATAACTAGGATCTTCAAATTTTGCACCTTTAGCACTAGTTAAGTCATATAGTGTTTGGCTAATAGTGCCTTGTTCTAATGCCTGTGCTGGCGGTGTTCTATCTTTGCTTTGAATAAGTTTAACAATTAACTTTGCGTCTTCATCAGTAATAAGTTGATAGTGATCAACACCTAAAATTAACGGGCCATTGATACCTTTATTAGATCTTGTCCAATAACGATTTTCAGGGTTAGCAACAATTTTTAATAATTTAAAAACTTCAGCGAATTTTTTGTTACGTAATACATCAGCAAACTTTTCTGGGTTTTTAGTAACTTCTGCTACTAAGCCTGTAATACTAGCGGCTGCTCCACCTTTCTTATCTTTACTACTAATTTTTAGTCTTGATGTTTCATCAAGTTTAATGTAGCTGTCATAAATGTGTTCATTCCCGGCACTTGGGAATAATACTTCTGCCAAATCACTCCATGTTAAATCTAATGGCTTTAACAAATATTGTTCAGCTTTTATATAATCACCACCAACAAAGTTTCCAGTGATTAATGCTAACGGAGCGGCAGTTTCTCCTAAGTCAATTTCTAAACTGCTTTGATATTTGCCCATGCCCGGAGCAGGGGTTGTAGAACCATTAGTTACGTTTTCAAGCATAGTATAAACACCTTCTTTGAAAACAGTATCTAAGTCACTACGATTCTGTACAACTGATTTAACGCTGTCAATAACACCATCAACACTTAACCAGGTGTCGGATTGTAAAATGTCTGTTGGTTTTAGTTTAACTGTAGCACGTTGAGCAGTTTTGTTTTGTGCCCCATAACCGAAGTCTTTCTTAAAGTCTGCATTAGTTTGCAGAATAGGAGCGGCACCTTCTCCTTTTTTCTTGGCTAGTTTAATAAATGCCAAAGGAGTACCAGTAGCTAAGTCTGTCCATACACTAACTAGTGCGGCACGTGAAGTTTCTGGTTTGCCTGAGTATTGTACATCTTCTGCGGCTACTTCAAACATAGCTAAGAATGCAGTAATCTGTTGATCTAACTCTTCGTATGTTTGATATTCACCTTCTTGGGGGAATACTTCTGCAGATTGCAGTTTGATTTCTTGGTTATTTTGTGCGTTTTTAAAACGTACTTCTGCGCCTTGCTCTACTTCTTGAGCACGGCGGAATATGCCGCCTTGGCTTTCTTTAATAGGTGTTTGTTTAAACTCGAAAAATCGCATAGTACAATATTTAGCGAATTTCCGGGAACAAACATTCCTGTATGAATACTTTAACGTCTTCTTCAGATAGCCCTAAACTAACCATTACACGCGGTGTATGCGGGTTACATTTCTGATTCTGTGCGTAATAGTTCTGTGCTTCTGTAGTATCAACGGCTGTATTGTTAGTTTCCGCTACAGTTTCCAAATAATGCGCTACAGTATCTTTAGCCATGACAATGATTTGGTCTAGTTCTTCATCGCTTTGTACGTTACCTGCGGCAACCATACTCTTACTGAATATGTTTGTAGCCCACTCAGGTAGCTCGCGCTCTTTTCGCCAATCTAGCTGAGATACGTAGTCTGCAAACCATTCCATCATAGGATGATCGGGATCGCCTGCTTTTGAGTAATCATGAAAGCAACCGGTAATCTTATTCTTACCGGCAATAACGTCAAATCCGTAAATCGGTGCTGGGTTGTGTGTATGTGGGAAGATGCAACAATGCATCATCCAGAGGCCTTTGGATTCCCTAGCATCCACAACATCAACGTGAGCCCTACGATACAAATCACTGGTCCAAACACGATTAACCCAACCAGGCTGATTAAAGCGATCCATGCCCGCTTCAAAGACTTCTGTTCCTGTTTCATTGAATTTGCTTTCTAATAAATGCTGAACTTCGATCAGCGTGTCCCAGACTTTACTCATCAACGTACTCTACTAGATCCATCATTTCATCAAAGAACTGTTTTGCATAATCAAAACATACTTTAGCTTCGTCAGCTAAGTCATCTGTTAATTTTGTTCTAATAGCAGTTTTAATAGCGTCTGGATCATCACCAAATTGATAATACTTGCCACTGCCCGGAACACGTTTAGCAATCATTTGTCCGCCGGACAAGTCGCCCATGTGTCGAACATAGATGTGTGCCATTAGCTTTTTAGGATCGTCTTTAATACTGAGAATATATTTGATATACTCTTCAGTTACTGTTAATATCTGTGGGTCGCCATCTTCTTCATTCCATAATTCTTGAAAATCTGCTAGAATAGCGGGAGCTCGTCGGATATCGGGAATACCGTCTAGTAAGCCATGTGGCATAGCACATACTTCTAAAATCTCATACATAGGATGCTGATTTTTTAAGTATGTTGCGTATAGCTTGGGATTAATTTTGCCTGAAAATAAAATTTTTACAAATGCAGAACGTTCAGCGTTAGTGTGTGCTTCTTTAGTGAGTTCACGTAGATTACTCATTCTTCCTCCAGTTTAATTTGTAGTGGGAAGCCATTTGTACGTGCTAACTGTGTTGACTCAACTGCTTTTGCTTCGGCGATTTCAAAACTATAAGTTCCGGCAATGCCAGCGCCAGTTTCATGTACAGTAAGTGTAATATCTCTAGCAGATGCCTCTGTGTGTTTGAAAATTTCAGTTAATAAACTAACAACAAAGTCCATTGGAGTGCTATCATCGTTTAAGAAAATAACTTTCCAACGCTTGGGTTCAGAAACTGTTACTTTAATCTTTTCGTCAATTTTAACGTCGGTTGTAGGCATGGTTGTACTCTCTTTCAAAGTAGGGGGAGTTTCCTCCCCCAATATTATTTACACTTATTTGACTTCAATTCTTCGAGGTTTAAGAGCCTCTGGAATTATAAGCGTTAGTTTAACATGTAGAATACCGTTTGTCAACTCCACATCACCCACTTCCATGTATTGTGGCAATGTAAATGCTCGTTCAAAATCACGAGCGGCTAAGCCACGATGGATGTAAAGATCTGCGTTATCCTCTTTGGCTCGATGTCCTTTGATGATTAGTTGATCTTGATCTACTTCTACACTGATATCCTCTTTGTCAAAACCAGCTACAGCGATTTCAATCTCGTAGTTGTTCTCGTCATACTTGAGTACGTTGTATGGAGGATAGTTATTGTTTCCATTGAAAGCGCGAGCTTCAATGTTATTAAAGATTCGGTCGAAACCGATTAGTGCTCTGTTTATTTGTGCTAACGCATTAGCATCAATAGTTCTTAATTGCATTTTATATCTCCTTAAAAAAGCAAGTTATAGTGGGGACCCCGAAGGCGTCCCCGATTGTTAATAAGTCACCTTTGACTTATTAAACTTCTTTGAAATCGGCGTCTACTGTTGTTTCGCCTTTTTCGTTATTTTGTTGACCTTGTTCTTTGGCAGCTTCAGCTTCTTGCTTTTTAAAACCAATTGGCTTTAGTGCTTCGTAGGTCTTAGTCATCGCGGCCTTGACAGCTTCAACGTCTTCGCCGGCCATTGTTGTTTCGACTTCCTTAATAGCTTCTTCAAGGGCAGTCTTCTCTTCAGGTGTAACTTTATCGCCGTATTCAGCTAGATCTTGTCTAATGCTGTGTAGTTGTGATTCTGCTGAGTTACGTGTATCAATTACTTCACGCAACTTCTTATCAGCTTCGGCGTTCTCTTCACCTTCTCTAACCATGCGCTGGATTTCGGCGTCAGTAAGTCCCGAACTAGCTTTAATAGTAATGTTCTTTTCTTTACCATTCTTCTTGTCTTTAGCTGTTACTTTTAGAATACCGTTAGCATCAATATCAAATGTAACTTCAACTTGTGCCATGCCACGTGGTGCTGGATCAATACCTTCTAGATTAAATTCACCTAGTAACTTGTTGTATTGTACAAGTTCACGTTCGCCCTGGAATACTTTAATAGTAACCGCTGGCTGGTTGTCTTCGGCTGTACTAAATGTTTGATTAGCCTTAGTTGGGATAGTTGTGTTCTTTGTAATTAACTTAGTCATTACACCGCCAAGTGTTTCAATACCTAATGATAGCGGAGTAACGTCCAACAATAGAACGTCTTTCTTATCACCTGAAAGAACAGCACCTTGAATAGCCGCACCCGCCGCAACTGCTTCGTCTGGGTTAACATCTTTACGTGGGGCTTTGTTGAAGAATTTTTCAACCGCTTCTTGTACTTTTGGCATACGAGTCATACCACCAACAAGGATAACTTCGTCAATATCACTAATACTAACACCTGCATCTTTAATAGCAGTTTCACAAGGCTTAATACTACGTTGGATTAGTTCGTCAACAAGTTGTTCCAGTTTAGCACGAGTCAACTTGATGTTCATGTGCTTAGGACCTGTTGCGTCTGCTGTAATGTAAGGTAAGTTTACATCTGTTTGTGTAGAACTTGACAATTCAATTTTGGCCTTTTCTGCGGCTTCTTTTAGTCGCTGTAGAGCAAGAACGTCTTTGGTTAAGTCAACGCCACTTTCTTTTAAGAATGTATCAACTAAGAAATCCATAATACGTTGATCGAAATCTTCACCGCCTAGGAATGTGTCACCATTAGTACTTAATACTTCGATCTGTTTGTCGCCTTCGACATTCGCAATTTCAATGATTGATACGTCGAATGTACCACCACCAAGATCGTAAACAGCAATTTTCCTATCACGTTTATCAGTTTTATCAACGCCATAAGCAAGAGCTGCCGCAGTAGGCTCGTTAATAATGCGAAGTACTTCCAAGCCTGCGATTTTTCCAGCATCCTTAGTCGCTTGTCTTTGGCTGTCGTTAAAGTACGCAGGAACTGTGATAACGGCTTGAGTAACTTCATGTCCTAAATAGTCTTCGGCAGTCTTCTTCATCTTGCGAAGAACTTCTGCACTAATCTGTGGAGGTGCTAGATCTTTGCCGCCAGCTTTAACCCATGCGTCGCCGTTTTGAGCTTCTTTAATCTCAAATGGCATCAAGTCGATGTCTTTCTGTACTGCTTCTTCTTTGAACTTACGTCCAATAAGGCGCTTTACAGCATACAGGGTGTTTTTGGGGTTTGTTACTGACTGTCGCTTTGCACTTGCTCCGACTAAGATTTCGTCGTTGGCATAAGCGATGATTGATGGTGTAGTACGGGCGCCTTCGCTATTTTCAATAACTTTGGCTGTGCCATTTTCCATAATAGCTACACAGCTATTTGTTGTACCTAAGTCGATACCGATGATTTTGCTCATAATATGTTCTCCTTAATTAAGCAAGAATTTGTAGGCCCTTACGGCGCTCTACAAATTTATTTATCTCAGATATTTTCTAAATTCTGAATGTTGGACCATTTTTTTAATTTTTCAATTTTAGCTTCTTGAGCACGTTCGATATTAGTGTAAGATACAATATCCATGCTTTGTAGAATATCGATCATAGCTAACATATCGCCTAGCTCTTCTTCCAAGTGTTCCCTATTAGTTTTAGGTTTACCTGGTTTAAAATTATCTAGTCCAAAACGGCTAATTTTACTAACTGCTTGAATTACTTCAGCACATTCTTCTTGCAGAATATCCATTACTTCTTTAGTCTGCGAATCCATTATGCTCTCCTACCAATTTTTTTCATAACTGTTTGTACACCGATCGCCTGTGCGTTAGCATCATCTAACGCTTGGTGGGCTGTGGTCTTTGGCATTAACGGGTCGTACCCTAGATCAAATAAAGTACGTGTATCACGAATTTGCCAGAAGTTCCAAGGAGGTGCTTTGTTTAGCGCACGATAATAAGTGTCTAAGATGTTGATATCAAAGATACTACCATGGCTCCAAAAAGCTTCACAGTTCCACGCAAACTTATGAAACTTTTCAATGCATTCTTGGATTGAGATACGATCCGGACCATCTCCAAATGCTTCTTCTTGGGCCGATGCAGATTGTTTGCTCCACCACTCAACGGTGTTGTCATCAATCTTCATGCCTAAGTTTGTAACAGAATCAAGATCTACTCTACAGTAGAGTTTGTCGTAAATCCTGTTTGAGTACGGATCAAATAATACAGCACCTAGTGTAAGGATTGCCGCATCGGGTGTGGTTGCTAGAGTTTCTAGGTCAACCATTAAATGCCTAGCCATAAAAGCCTTTCTGTTTGTGTGTTAATAAAATTTCTTTGGTAATTGTTCGCGTTCTAATTTTTTCAAATAACGTTGACGACCAGCTGCCTTGGCTTTTCTGCGTTTAGTAGTTGGCTTAACGTAGAATTCTTTTTCTTGCAAGTCTTTGAGCTTACCACATTCTTCAACTTTATTTTTAAGTTTTTTTAAAGCACGATTAACATCGTCATTTTTAACAACAACGCTAATGCCTCTGGCCTTGTATTCATTCCTGTTCATCGTCTTCCTCATCATCTGTTAAGTCTTTGATCCATTCTAGATCATAAATCCTGTTACGGCTTATTAATTTATACGGAGTAAGCTCATCACTGGTTAGATAATGAGCGTTAGGTTGTGCTAATAAGAATGTAACAAACATTTTGGTTGTAATATCGCAGTTGTCTATGTCTATTATAACATAATCTGCGTTACTTGCAACCGATAATAACCATTCAATATCCGTTTCTTGATCATCAAAAACAAAAACATTTATGTCATCAATCGATTGGCTTAAAAGTGTTTGGAATTGTTGTTTGACATATTGACTAGGCTTAACTAACAAAAAGCTGGTAGTTAAATTAAACAATTTGTCCGGTGGTGTTATTACGTTGATTTTCCCTAAGTTCATATATTTTGTTTACAAAGTTTTCTAGCTTGTCGTTAGAGTAATTATTAAACCTTGGACCTTTAATTTTAGTTTCTTCAACAAATTTAAATAATTCTGGGTTTGTTGCTTCGTCTACTTTTAATGAGTCAAATGTTCCTGAACCATATAATTTGTATAATTCATCTGTTGAACGATTGGATCTATTTAAAACTCGAGACCAAAGTGTTTCTTCACCTTGTTCTTCATTTTGTATATATCCTACTTGCGTTCCTTCAGGATTTGTTTTCCCCGTTCCTTCCTCACGTAGTTCATCTTTTTTTTTAGATTCTTCTTCGATTGGAAAATCGGCCTCTGGCTTTTCTTGCTCTTTAGCCCATTCTTCTGCGGCAACAGCTTCTACAGTATCTGGATTTTCAGCGGCCCATTTTGATGCTTCTTCAACTGCTTCATTTTCCTTACGTACTTCTTGTTCGGCCGCCGCGATCATCTCATTCCACTGCTCTACAGGATCTTTATTTTCCTCGGGCTTTTCTTTAGGTGTTATTTCTTCGTATGAAGGAAACGGCCATAGTGTACTATTTGGTATAAAAGGTTCTGGCTTAATTTCTTCAGGTTGCTTTTCTTCTTCAGTTGGCTTTTCACCTACATCAGCAACATATGGATCTGGTGTTTCAGTATGCGGTACTGTTTTATGTAACAGATATTCGTCTTCTTCAGTCTTTTTCCAACCAAATGTCATTTGTGCGGCTAGCAACATAATAACTGCCAGTGGATCAAACACAATAACAATAAGGATAATGATCCATGTTACTGCTTGCTCAAGCATATTTTCATCTGCGCCTTTATCGCCGTAGATGAATTTGGCGATGTATTTGATAGGACCTACTTCTGCTTCGACTTTACGTATTTCTGCACGGATAGGTGCGGCTTCGTCATTAAGACTAGCAATGATCTTCTGATTGGCTTCGATGTCTTTGGCAAGGGCCTGACGATCACGCTGTTGTGATTTACGCACAGCATTTGCTTTGTCCGCACCTTTTTCATCTGTACTTCGACCCATGATTTGGTCAACAGCTTCATCCATTTGTTTAAGTTGCTTACGGTTGGCTTCAATATTTTCTCTAGCTGTTTTGATCTTTTCATCATAGATAGCAATCTTACTTTGAACATCTCCACTTACTAGGTTTTGATCGTTGTGTGCTTTAGATAAGAATCCAAAGATACCCATTGATGTAATAAGCATAAGGACCATGACTGCCGATATCATGTAGTACTTCATGAAACGTGGAGCACGTTCCCAGTTGGCTTTGAGCCAGCTAGCACATACAAGTTTTCCTATCTCAAGGGCTGAGCCCATGATGATGATGGGAATTGCGGCGGCAGAGAAGATAGCAGTTAAACCTACTACAGAGTAGTAGATTGCAACTGCTGAAATTGTTAAGCCGGTGAGAAGTAGTAGCCAGGCTAAAATCATTTATACCTTAATCGTATGAGATAGTAGTGTCGGTACCGTTGACGTTTGTAACAGTAACATTTCTAAAAATGTAATTGCTACTATCGGCTGGGCGATCAATTTCGATAACCTTTTGAAGGCCTTCACCGGTCATTGGATCTGCTTCTTCTTCTGGTGCAAATACTCTAACTGATTTACGATAGTTGTTACCTGCCGCACCTATAGTTACTAGCTCTTTAACAACGTCTTCTTGGCTATCAATATAGTATTCGTCAAAGTCTGAGTAGTAAGTAGGATATGTTACATCGTCGATAGTTTCTGTTCCGCCGGTTAAACCGTAGCCATTTGCTTCAGCATACTTTTGGAAAGCTGGGAATAAAAATTCGTTACGATCGTATTTGACAGTAAACGCGATTTGATCTTGGTTAACTTGATCTTCTGCATTGTCATCACCCCAATTTTCGATGTCTAAAATTTGGCAATCGGCAAACAGACCTAGCATATCTACAATACGTTGAAAACGTAGATTTCCGCGGGCCAGTGCGTCTGCAATCTCTTGTGTTTGTGGTAGGCGGTCTGGAAATGCCGCTTCGTCCCATGCAAAAGTTGTGATGCGGCCAGTAGTTGTTGCACCGTCGTTGTCGCTTTGGTTCCACCATGCTTGATCGTCGTCTGTATTGTTCATGTTAATAACTACGCGAAAGAAAGCTGGTGTTAATTGATTTTGATCTTGTTGAAATCCTGATGGCATAATGCTATCTCCTTATTCTCTATTTATCCGTAAATACCCAACTATGATTGTTAGAATTTACACAGGCTGTTTCTGCCCACGTTTTTTCAGCATTATCTCTGCGTACATAATGGTGCAATCTGCGGCAAATACTACCGCTAGCAGGCCAAGTCATTGCAATCATAACTTTTCCAGTACTTCCGGCATGGTCGTTAAACCATTCTACAACTTGTCCGTTATCTGCATTATTAAGTGCATGAAAAACTGCTTGCCCGTGGTACAGTTGATCATCTTTTGATAATTTAGTGCTGTACCACTTAGCGGCATTATACACTAGTCCAACAATACTGTCATTCCTTTGCCAGTCCGTATTTAAGGGCTGACTCCAGCTTTGTGCGTAGACACTACCTGAAACTAGTAGGATGGGGAACAATTTCCCAAGTGCCATCAAATTTTTGGCAAGCATAGCCTCTCCGTTCTTGTACCTGTCCGTTTAAAGGAAGAAAGTATTTGTACTCTCCACAATTTTGAGCAACGCCTAGTTTCTTAATAGTCATTTGATCAAGCGGGTCATCATTACATTTAACCAGTGTTTCGCTAGACACAACATCGTTACCGCTTTTGCGAATTTCTTGTTGTGTATGGCAATACTGCCGAGCTGTAGTCTTAGGAGCAGAACTACAACCCGTCAGTAATCCAATAACAATAAACATCACAATAATGAGTAACCACATGTACTCTTTAACACGATACGGATGCATTATTGTGCTTTCTGTGCTTTTGCTTCGTTAATCAAAGTATCAAATGTTGCCTTGGGCATTTTCAAACGAACAAACGTATAATGTTTCCCGCCCATAGTAAATGCACCAGATTCACGCATGAGATGTTCACGAAGTGTAACCTGCTTAACTGAATGTTGAATTACAGTACGAGTAGATTTTTTATCGTTAACAAACTCAATTTTAGTTTCTGAGTTTACTTCGCTGTTCAAACGCTTGGCAAAGTTATTAAGAGCGATAGCATACATCTGTTCTTCAGCGGCCTGTGCGTGAATTGATTCACCTGCACCGCAAGCATAGACATAATCTTTTGACCACCAGAACCAACCCTCAGTGCCACTTTGAGCACAGTCTTGGTACCAACCTGGTTGAGCATATGAATCACGCTCTGGCACTGCTTTCATACCTGAACAAGCAGTCAATGCCGCTACTGCCGGGATTAAAATAAACTTTTTCATTTTGCCATCTCCTGTGATTGAGTTTTAACTGTTTCTACACCTTTGTCTAACATGCGGGCGATGCCGCTAAATCCAACGGTAGCTAGAATCAATCCAAAGATAGTGCCTATTACAAAGTTTTTCATATTTGCCTTTCTGTGTGTGTTAATAAAAAAGCCTCTGTAGTATGTATTATACTGCCAGAGGCTATATGAGTCAAGTGTTTTGGTTAACCGATTATTTGAAGATGATTAAAGCCATTAAACTTGCTTGAATAAAGAATCCAAAACCAATTGTTACAATGTTAAGAATATCTTTTTGGATAGTTGCTTTGATAAACAGTAGCATCAATCCTGCCCAACTGAACAGCACCAAGTCTACAGGAGGCATCTTTTCGGTTAGGCCAGTAAGCACAGCAACCAAAGTTGGAATGGTAGCCAAATGTACTAGAATAGCCGCAAGCCATCCTACAGTTTCTGCAGAGATATGCTTTAACTGTTCACTCAAATTTTCTGACATTTTTTGAAAATCAAACATGCTACCGATTTGTTCTTTAATGTTCATAATTCACCTTATTTGTAAAAGATATGACGACCTACTTTGGCTACACGTTCCCGTTTCCATCCGGGATTAATGTAGTCACCATGGAAATACAATGCGTCCTTAACTGAGGATAATCTAAATCCTTCTAGTAGAACTTTTTTAGCAACTTCCATAGACTCTATGTATATTGGACCGTTCATTGGCTTTTTCAAGTTGGCCTGGTCGCAATACCAACTAAATTGGCAAAGCACTTTTTCATATACAACATTCTTTTGGTACACTACTTTACAGATGTCACTTGGGAACTGTCCACTTTCTGCTCTATTGAGTGTAACCTGTGCCACTGCTACTTTACCTTCGAAGGGCTCATAACCTGCTTCATGATAGATATTTCGAGCAAGGCAATCAAGTTGGGCTTGGCGCATCTGAGCTGTCACTGGACTAATGTCTGCTCGTGCGGCCTTTAGCTTGTCCAACTTGTAATTGACTGCATACATAGCTACCCAGCCGACAATAACTGCGGCTACTGCTAGTACTACTAATTTTACTATGCGTATCATAAATTTCTCCTTTACGCTGGAATAGGACAAAAGTTGTCCACAACCCAAAATACATCGGGCGTTAAATAATTATCTCGATACTTAGATGGTTATCTACGCATTTTTGCGATATCTTGCGCTACGGCATCGCTAAACACGGGAACTGCATTACTTTTATGCATTGTTCCTATACCGATTATCTTATCTCCGGTGTAAACTTTATCCGGAGCCTTTACACATGGTTGCCACCCTGTGTCTTTACTAGGAAGTTTTGGTTGATCCGAACCTCTGTAATTTTTTGGTTCTGGTTTCCAAACTTCACTAGATAACGCTCGCTTGCGCTTACGTTCCTCTTGTTCGATGCCCCAACGCTTCTGGAGCTCTTTCCATGATTCGTCCAATTCTCTAGCCTTCTTTGCTTGTTCTGACGAAGCAAACTTCTTTTTACCTTTCTTCTTTCCTGTAGTACTTAGCCACGGTCCTTCTAAGTGCATACTCAAGATAATCTCCAAAAGTTAAACAATACTAATATTATAGCATCGTTTTTAGTCTACGTCAAGGGGGATTAAACTCGAAATGATTCGCCACAACCGCATTTATCACGTTCGTTTGGATTAATGAATTCAAACCCTTCATTAAGTCCATTTCGAACCCAATCTACAGTTAGTCCGTCTAGATACGCTAATGCCTTGGCATCTACTAATACTACAAAATCCGGTTGGGCAAAATTAGTTACACCAATCTCGGAGGTGTATTCGTCGACATATTCTAATGTATAGGCAAGTCCACTACATCCTGTAGTTTTTACGCCTAGCCGTATACCGACACCCTTACCTCTACGTTCAAGTAGTTGCTTGATTTTCTTTTGAGCTATGTCGGTTACGATAATCATTTACAGCCGCTTTGATAGCATCTTCCGCAAGTATACTGCAATGAATCTTGACTGGCGGTAGTGCGAGTTCTTCTGCAATCTCACTATTCTTAATGCTTCCTGCTTGCTCCAGCGTTTTGCCCTTGACCCATTCAGTGACGAGCGAACTGCTAGCGATTGCAGAGCCGCATCCGTAAGTTTTAAATTTCGCATCTGTGATAATGCCATCTTCTACCTTTATCTGTAGCTTCATTACATCGCCGCAAGCAGGAGCACCAACCATGCCAGTACCAACTGTAGGATCGTCTTTTTCAAATGATCCTACATTGCGTGGATTTTCATAATGATCAATTACTTTATCTGAGTATGCCATTATTGTGCGCAGGTTCTAGTACGTGTAATAGTGCCGTCTGAATTTTGTGTCTCAGTCCATGGACTACAATTAGGAGTAGTGCCATAAACTTGTCCAGGCTGTTGTTGTATGATAACAGGTTGCTGTTGTACAACGACAGGAGTTTGATTACGAGCTATTTCATAACCGATGACCCCGCCAACAATAGTTGGTGCTACCCAAACCCACGGATTGTATCCACCACGGTGATGCCAGTGTCCGTGATACCCATGATGTTGGGCCATAGCTGTTGTGCTAGCGGTTAGTAATAAAATAACTAATAGTTTTTTCATATCAAATCCTTTGCGTTATAGTTATACAACGCCTTAGGCTAATATTTAGTTGACTTATTTTACTTCTTTACGGGCGTTTTTAACTGCTGTAACATCGTTACGTGTTTCTTTGCACAATTTGGCTAGATCTTGACAAGCCTTACGAACACGGGTGCCGGCTGCGCCAACTTCCTTGTCATAAAACTTTTCGAAGTCTGCTTCCATTGCTTCTACGATTGCAGTGAATTCTGCATATTTGTTTGTAGCCATATATTTCTCCTTTAAGGCAAGTACAGAGTACTTATGTGCATTTTAGCACCGTGTAAAATAAAATCAATCTTTTTGATTAACCTGCAAAGACAGATGGGGAACCACCGGTTATGGCTCCGCCATCTGTACTATCGCCAACTCGGGCAATAGCTACTCCGCCCACAAATACGGTTCCAGAACCGGCATTGATACTAGCTGGATGATCAACACAGCTATTTCCGGATTTTATCGTGTGAGAAGCTGTTGGATTGCCTTTACACTCAATTGCAATATTGTTAGCATAGACCTTGGCGACAGCACCGGTGGGACCTGTTACAGTCGTGGTTGCATCACAATCATGACCGGTTGTTGTTGGATCGCCGTCTCTTGCTACTGCTGGCATTATACTAACTTGATACCTGAAGTGCTTTCGAGAAACTGTTTAGCAAACGTTTCATCGGTTGCTTCTGCTACAGTTACAGTTCCCTTAGAAAGTTTAACGGCTTTATCTGGATGTACTGTAAACAAGTAAGGCATTAAGCCAGGACCTTGTTGACCCATTCCAATAACCATTGGACGTGACAGCTTATAATATTGTGGGCCATCTTCTACTAGTTTGGCAACAATCTCTTCACCGCTTGTCAATTTGAAAGTGATTACTTCACCTTCTGTTACGCCTTTGTCAATTAACATATTATCCCTTTAAATGTTCTCTGAGTTCTGTGAACCCGCCTATTAATTTATCGTCTAAAAATATCTGTGGCACTGTTCTTGCACCTGGAACTGCTTCTAACAGTTGTTCTTTGGACCAAACACCACTAGTGATATTGCGTTCTTCAAACTCAATGCCTTTGTGTTTTAACAATGCTTTGGCTTGATCGCAATATGGACAAGGTGTCTTACTCCAAACTACCGCTTTCGTCATAATGTAAATCCTTTTAAGGTATCAGTATTTACATCTTGTTTGATACCACCGATAATATATGACTCCACTTCTGTTTCTTGAGGTGCAACTTGTAGTCCAGAACTTGATAACCAATGTTGTGTCCATGGTAATGGGTTGGCATTAGCTGGTCGATCAAACATTGGCTTGTAGCCTAATGCTTTCATTCTACGGTTAGCAATGTACTCAACATAGGCATGTAGTAGGTTATCATTTAAACCAATAATACTGCCGTCTTTGAACAAGTATTGTGCCCAGGCTTTTTCTTCTTCGACTGCGGCACGCCACATAGCATATACATCTTCCTCGCATTCTTTGATAAGCTCAACCATTTCTGGATCGTCTTCTCCGCGCATCCAATTTTTAAGGATGTGTGTAGTTAATGCCAAGTGTTGGCTTTCATCACGAGCAATGAGACCAATAATCTTAGCACTACCTTCCATAACTTTTAATTCGCCAAAGGCAAATGTACAAGCAAAGCTGACATAGAAACGTAGGCCTTCTAAAATGTTAACGTTCATCATAGACAAGAACAATTTCTTTTTAACTTCACGTAGGTCTGCTTTGCCTAGTGTGTACTTGTCAGCAAGTTCAACAAATTCATCGTAGTGTCGTGTGACTGATTTAGCACGTTCTACAATTTTATCATCGTCTAGAATGTGATCCAATACTTCGCTAGGATCGCTGTAAACGTTCTTGATAATGTGTGTATAACTGCGACTATGAATAGTTTCAAAGAATTGCCAAGTATTAATAGCACCTTCTAATTCTGGAATAGAGCAATGTGGTAAGAAAGCCATTCCAGGACCTCTACCTTGTACTGAGTCTAACAAGATTTGATATTTCAAATTACTTGTAAAGATATGTTTTTGCTCAGGACGGAAATGTGCAAAGTCTGCACGATCCTTTTGTAAACTAACTTCTTCTGGACGCCAGAAGTAACCTAGCATAGTTTGATTAAGTTTATCAAATTCGGGAAACTTGAAAACGTCATATCTCTGGCTGTTTAATGTTTCACCAAAAAACATATTCTGTTTGGTGAAGTCAACTTGGTCTCTGTTAAAAACTGTTTTCATGTTTAATCCTTAAATTGCACAGGCATCACAATCTGCTTCGGCGTTTGATGCGTCCATTGGTACTGCTTGTGGCAGTGGAGCACTTTCTTTAGCATCGTCATGTGAGTCGTCTGTTTTATAATCGTATGTGTTTTGGTAGTAAGAGGTCTTCCACCCAAACTTGTAAGTTGTTAGTAGGTCTTGAATCATCATACTCATTGGAACTTCGTTGTTAGGGAAGTGCAATGGATTATAAGACCAGTTGCCACTGATAGCTTGATCAAAGAACTTCTGCATTGCGGCAACGATTTTTATATATCCTTCGTTGCTTGGCATGTCCCATAAAAGTGTATAGAAGTTCTTTAGTGTTGTATACTGCGGAACAATTTGTTTTAATGGTCCCTTCTTTGATTTCTTAACACTTAGATAGCCACGTGGGGGTTCAATGCCGTTCGTAGCATTACCAACAACTGAACTAGACTCACTTGGCATCTGTGCCGATAGTGTGCTGTGACGTAGTCCATGACGGATAATGTCTTGACGTAGATTTTCCCAATCGTAGTGTAGTTCTGTATCTAAGAAAGCATCTACATCTTTTTTGTATGTGTCGATTGGTAAAATACCGTCTGCATACTTTGTTCTTGAAAATCCTTCGCAGGCACCGCGATCTTTAGCTAAATCATTTGATGCCTTTAGCAAGTAGTATTGAAATGCTTCGCTAAGATCGTGTACTAACTTCCATGCTTGCGGATCCTCATACTTGACCTTGTGTTTAGCAACATAGTGTGCAAGTCCAATATAACCAATGCCTAGACTGCGCCTTGCCTTTGTTGATTTTTCTGCGGCTAGGATAGGATATCGTTGATAATCAATTAACTCTTCTAGGCCTCGAACTGCAAGATCACATAACTCTTCTAGTTCACTTAGGTCTTTAATAATTCCTACGTTAACAGCACTAAGAATACACAACGCAATTTCTGCTTCGTTATCATCAATGTGATCTAATGGCTTAGTTGGTAATGTAATCTCTTGGCATAAGTTACTCATAAAGATTAAATCTTTAAATGAACTATGTGTATTACAATGGTCGATGTTCATGATATAGATACGACCAGTTTCTGCACGTTCTTTAATCAAAGCACTGAACAAGTCTAGTGCCTTGACTGTTTTTTTCTTAATACTAGTAGCACGTTCGTACTTGGTATATAACTCTTCAAACTTAGCTTGATCACCAGCGAACGCTTCGTATAGTCCTGGAACATCATGCGGGCTGAACAGGGTAATGTTGCCGCCTTCAAGTAGACGTTGATACATTAGCTTGTTAATTTGAATTGAATAATCTAGTTTACGAACACGGTTGTCTTCAGTTCCCTTGTTGTTTTTTAATACAAGGATGTCTTCCATTTCGTAATGCCATAACGGGAAATGCACAGTAGCTGAACCGCCACGCACACCATTTTGTGTACAACAACGAACAGTAGCTTCAAACTTTTTCAAGAATGGAACTACACCCGTGTGGGCAACTTCTCCGCCTCTAATTTTGCTATTAATTGCACGAATACGCCCAGCATTAATGCCGATACCAGCACGTTGAGCAGTATACCGCCCGATAGCCATGTCGCTGGCAAAAATGCTATTGAGAGTATCATCGCTATCAACCAAAACGCAACTAGCAAATTGACGAACAGGAGTGCGTACACCAGCCATGATAGGAGTAGGAATATTAATTTTATGGGTACTAATAGCATCATAATATTTCTTCACGTAAGTTAAACGATGAGTTGGAGAATAGTTATGAAACATAGTAGCCGCAATCATCATGTACATAAACTGCGGAGTCTCAAACAACTCGCCACTGCTTCTATCTTGAACTAGGTACTTGTCAACTACTTGTCTTAGGCCAGCATAGGTAAACTCGCAATCACGATCGTGCTTGATCCACGAGTCTAGTTTTTCAATTTCTTGTGGAGTATAATATTTGGTAAATTCAGCATCATATACACCACGTGTAATATTCTTTTCTAAAATTTCTGATAATGACGGAGCTTCGTATCTTCCGTAGACTTCTTTGTATACACCGTACAACAACAATCTTGCGGCGGAATATTGATAGTTTGGATTATCTAAACTGATTAGATCACTTGCGCTTCTTACAATAATTTCTTGTATCTGCTTTGTTGTCATGCCGTCGTGAAATTGTAAATTGGCATTCATTTCTATTTGGCTTGCTGAAACACCACTTAGTCCTTCACAAGCGAACTCAACTACTTTGTGGATTTTATCTACGTTTAATGGCTCCTTGCGTCCATCTCTTTTGATTATCTGAATATTAGTGCGTGACATTTATGCTCCTGGCTGTGACTTCTATTTTTACTTAACTTAGGTTCTAATTGTAGTTGATATTTAGTTGTAGTCTTTAGAGGCGCCAAAACTTATTCAAAACCAATGGTTTGCGTAAGATTTTGTGGCGGAGGCCGAGTTGGCGCATCTCCTTGGGATCTTATTTTTAAAATAAACTAAATTATATGCTATTATTTTAAAAAAGTCAAAGAGTTTGATTAGCTAATTACTCGGTAACTGTAGTACATAACGGCTACATCGTTCAAGCTAGTATTAGTATATTTGATTTGAAGACTATCGTTGATACTGTCTAAATTTGCATCAATTATTTCTGCGGTGAATTCTAACGATGCAGATTCCGAAGGTGTGCCAGTCCATTGATAGTCGTCAACTAATTGGATGTCATCGTTAGTCACATCTATGTTAAGAAGAAGCTTGCCACTTCTAGTTTGATTTTTAGTTGTACTTCTGTATAGGTAGCTGATTTCATAGCTAATAGCATCATGCCCTTCTACTGTATCTGGTTGATCAATAGTTGGCAATGGTAATCGGAATAACGGAGTTGATACTGAAATTTGACCTATGTTGACTTTCTTTACTGCAAACGATTCTCTGCTTGCTCGACCGTTTACAGTTGGAGCATAAGCTACACCTGAATAAGTCGAGCCAATCTCCATTTCATCTTCGCGGTCGAAATTGTCGCTAATCGATGCATTGCCGGCTTCAAAGAAATCAATGTGCGGATAAATTGCATTCGAACTTCCTTGAGATTCATTACCAACGTTGATGTATCTATTCTGGTAGCTGATGTTGCCGCCACCGTGCTTAACACGGAATCCTTGTTTTAGTATCCAAAAGAATATTGAGCGTTGGATAATAAAATTCTTCGGTCCATATAGTTGTCCAGGATTAAACAAATCTGCGTTTTCACCAAAGACAATACCTTTGTATAGGTAACTAAAATATCCTGCATCAATCTTATTAGTATTAATATCGCCGTCAGCAAATATACCATAAGTGAAACCAGTAATATCAATATTACTAAAGAAATTATGCTCGCAAGTTACTACACCGTATACGTTAAACAATAAACCTGCGCTGTTAGCTTGCGGAGCATCTTCTTCCCAGTTCCAGCCACCGGCAATTTTTATGTCTTTAAATGAGCTGTCTCGAACTGCATTTACCTGCCAGCCAGTTTGATTCTTAGCAGTAGTAGTAAATGTAATGCCTTCGATGTTAATATTCTTAGGTTGTTTGTTACCAGTAATTCCCACTGATGTTTTTCTTGTGTTGCTTGTCGAATCATCGTTGATAAAAACAACCATTGGATTTGAACCAGTATAAGAAAATACTGTCTTGCCTTTTCCGGCGCCGACAATGTTAGCATTACTTGGAATATACAAACTGTTTGTTAGTTTATAGATGCCCGGAGGAAACTCTAATACAACACGAGTCTTTTCACTACGATCAGTGTTTAAGAACAACTGGTCAATGGCACGTTGTATTCCAGCAGTTTGATCTACTGTGGGAGTATCACTCTTTACACCAAACCCGCCAACAGTTACCCATTGATCTAGTGTTTCTTGTAGACTTCGAATAACTGGATAATTAGCATCAGAACCTGTACTCAATGTACCAAACAACGGAGTGTAGTTTTCACTAGCTTTGGCAAATTGATAACGCCCGATTACGCTGAATAAATCACTATGTTCTGTAAGGATTTCAGTGTTTCCTACATAAGGAGCACCTTCTGCTACAGAGCCATTTCCGATGTAGAGCTTTTGTGTATCTACAGCCCATGCGAATTCAGCACTAGCTAATTGTGGTATATCAGTTTCTTGTTCTCTACCACGTCTTTGTTGTATTCTTGAGATCTGTACGACAGCCATGAAATATCCTCGTTTTAGATATTTAGCTGTTTTCCTTGTAGTATTGTTCCACCCGTTTGCACCATTCTTCTGTCCAGTAGTCAAAGTCCTTGGGTTCTAGGATAAACTCTTGATATTCAAAGTCTTTGCTACACATTAGAATAACGCCCTTACGAATGTTAGTTCCGTGTACTTCGTTGTGTGCTAGGGCATAGGCTGTTAACTGTAGGAAGTAATCAGTAATATACTCTAGTTTTTTAGGTTTGTTAGTTTGCTTAAAGTCTAGAATACTTTCATCGCCGTCGTGCATACCGCAACAGTCAGTAGTTCCCGCATATAGTTCTGGAAAGTACAAAGGTACTTCACTACCCCATACTTCTTGTATTTTAGGAAATCCTTCAGCAATAACAATTTTAGCCATATCTAAACTTTGTTGTGCATATGGATTGCTTAGACTTTCACTTAGTGTTTCACCTTTAATGTAGTTTTCAAGAAAGGTGTGCATCCTAGTTCCGCGATTTGCGGCTTCGGTTACAATTTCCTGTGCTTTCTTTTCACCTACAGATTTTTTCCAACGAGCAAGAGCTTCACGGGCTTCTGCTGGTTTAGTTTTATCTAAGATTGTAGTAACACTTGGAACGCGAGAACCGTCTGGTGTAGCGTATAATCTACGTCCACCGACTTGCTCTCGGTTAATTGGGGTATAGTTGTATTTGTTGATTAAAAGGGTCATGATACATTATATAGTATCTTAGACCCCGTGTCAACCTAATTCTTTGGCAGCGGCTCTTTTAGCCATTTTGTTAACGTCATTGGTGCCACGATCGCCAACTTGTGGAGTGTCTGCATCGTTACGTGTTTTTAATGTTAGCCCATTTTCATCAAACCCTTTGATTAGAGTTTTAAAAGAAGGGTCGCTATCATAGTCAGCTTTGAAAGCTGAGTAGTCTATGCTATTGCCTTGTACGTTTTGTAGGATATGATTTAGAGCTTCCCAACTGTATTCAGCTGGTTGATTTTTGCTATCTGCTCTTTGTTGTAATGTAAGAAGGACCTGCTTTAGCGGATCCCTCTCTTCACGCATTACTTTTTTTTTGATGCTAGTAACATGCCTAGTTTGCGGCTGTACTCTACACTTTCACGTTTTGCACGGCCTGCTGCCTCGTCACCGCCTGTTGCTGGTTCACTTGCGCCAAATTCATCTGCTGTTGGGAAAGATTCTTCGCCTGGTGTTGGTGCAGTTGCTTCTGCACCAGGTTCTGCGCCCATTGTCGCGCCTGCTTCTTGGCCTGTTAAAATACCTACGCCTTGACTTAGTGTTGTACGTGATGATTCTAAAGTTGAATATAAATTCTCTAATGCTGGTTTGACAGCTTGACTAAATGCTTCGCTTTTTTCACTTCCAAGTTGATCTCTTATAGAGTCTAATAGTTCTAGCAGTTGTTCTGCTTTCATAGCGGCAACGTCTTCTAACCAACCAGTGATACGGTCGACCATATCTTTGCTGGCCATAATAATAGCAGCCTTGTCTTCTTCGCTTTCTTTAATAATAATAGATAAGTTGCGAACTAAACGATTGGCTTTGCTTTCGCTTAGATCGTAACGTACTAGTAGTTCATTAACTAAATCTTGTTCTGTGTCTTCGCCTAGTGTTAGTCTCAACTTAGCAGAATCAATCCACTTAGTTAAAACGCTTTCTGTAGTTGTTCTCATAGATTTACCGTTGTTTTCTGTTTTAAAGTCCATGTCTGCAGGAGCGCCTGTTTCAGAGCGTTCTGCAATCTCTTGATTAATCACGTCAAGGAACATTTTAGTTTTTTGATAATCGCTGTTTTCAAACACAGCGCCGTAGCTTTCTTTCATTTCAAATTGACTAACCTTAGTGCGTAGTCTATTACGGGCATCTTCTAGTTGCTCGTTAGTAAACTGCTCTAGATTAATTTTATAGCCAAATGTTTTAGCTAGGCTTTCATTTAGCTTCTTGCTTGTTACGGGTTGAGAAAACTCGGTGACTTTCATGGTTGAATGTTCCTAATATTATTTAATATTTATGCAAAAGACATTTTAAAAAGACTTTGAATTTTTTCTTTATAATTCTCAGCCCTGTGCTTGCTTAGATCTAAACGACTGTGCAAAATGCAGTATTTTTCGATATCTTTTGTTATCTTTATCTTTTGTTCAAAGTACTTAGTATCTGCGTAGTTAGACCAATATTTTCTGTCTAGATCAATAATTTCTTTAAACCCTTCCATTTGTACTCGATCATGACGCTTTGCTGCCATAAGAGCACAGGCTTTTAGGTTAAATTTTTCAAGGCGTTCAAAGCCTATGCCACCGTAGTGTAAGTCAAAACTGCCGTCAGCTTTGGGCTTAACTCTGTAGTTTTTATAAGCTATGGATTTGTCGGGTAATACAGAAACTGGAATGTTTTTCTGTAGTTCTTCTTCTAGAAAATTTTCTAATTGTTTAGCAATTTTACGCTTGTTTTTCATTTTTAACTACCATAGGATCTTTGAAGCCTATTTTAGTTACAAGACTTTTACGTATCATATTAGTAACTAGAACTTGCTCATGCTCGCTTAACGAACTAAGAGCAACAGGCTCTGAAAGTTTGTTAAGAACAACAAGCTCTTCGTTGGTTGTAAAAATCTCAAAATCGCTTATTAGTTCATTAACCCGCATTCATGTTCTCCAGACTAAGCTCTTGATTTTGTAGCTTTAACAAATGACGATGCAATTTGCGTATCTTGCCCTTGTTACGTAATAACTTAAAAGCAAGATTTTCTACACTATATTCGCCGCCTTCTTCAAGTCCAGCTTGGCGAATTTTCTTAATAAGAGCCCAAGTATCTTCTACAGTATTTAGGTCTTGTGATTTGAGTGCCTGGTTGATCTTGGCGCTGTAGTTACGGGCTTTTGCACGTACTTCACGTCCGTCAACATTTGGCGGGTTATGACTAGGTTCTGAAATCCATTGATCATCTAGTACGCTGTAGATACCAACCGAGTGATGCGGATCACCTTCTGGTTGTACATATACTTCAACATCAATGCCTTTGATTCGTATGTCGTGATCAACATTGTATTGATTCTTCTTAGCATTAAACAATTCTTTAAATGCAGGAGGAGGGTTTCCTACAATAAGATGAAGATCAATATCAGAACTGCTTGAGTAACCATAGCTAGCATTGCTACCGCTGATAGTTATATCTTTTAAATGTAAGGGCTTAACATTGATAAACTTAATAAAGTGTTTGGCAATTTTAAGTAAAGTTAAACGAACTTCTGGATCAAGTTGCTGGTCATTCCATAAGACAGGATTCAACTTGTCATGATAGGGAATCTGTGGTATTTGAAATTCGTTAAAGTGCATAGACTATTTAATTTTATAAACCAAGGAACTTTAAAATCATTGGTAAGTTTAAATGTCCTGCCCAACCTGTTCCTGCACCAAAAGCTAATAGCACCATGACATACATTGTCCATTTGCTTTTGATTTTTTCTAACTCGGTAATCTTACCAGCTAGTTCATGATGTTGTGCAGACTGTTGGGAATTTAATGTGTTAGCATGTTCATAATACTTTTGAGCATTGGTTCGATACTCTTCAGTCATTTCACCTAGCTTTTCCATAACACTATCGCGTGTACGATCTAGACAGTCATGCATTTCCTTGATGTCGTCTTTGACTTCACCAATTTTTTCATTAATATTTTCTACTTTTGTTTCTAGAATACCCACACGTTCGGGTAGTTCCGCAAGTTGCGATTGTGCTAATTTCGTGGCCATTTTCTAGGCTTCTCCGTTGTTATTTTAAGTCAAGTTCCCGCTGGGACATGTGCCTAAATCAAGTTGCCTAGTGTGCCTTTATGTACATATTTATTACTTCTGATGAAAAACAATATTCGGAGTAGCACCGGTAGTTGTAAAAACTGCGTACTTTTGCTCCATGAGTTCGTCTAATCCGCTGATATAGGGTACTAAATGAAAATCTTCTTTAAGAAAACCTACAGGATCACCGGTTTCATCAAGGTATAAAAAATCTCGTTCAGTTGAAAAGTCAAAGCGCCACACACGTATGACTTCATCAGTGTTAAAACCTATTGCTTTTCCGCCAACTTCAAGAGCATCTGGCGAGCCGTGATAGTGTATATTTGCACGTATACCCAACGTTTGCAAAACTGTTTGAAAGTTTTGTTCTTTCCAACGATCTTGTTCTTTGCCTAGTTCATTACGATGTTGATCTGTGTGGGTAATATCTACCAAAGTGTACAGCTTGTATTCCATTATTTGACCTTATGGGCTATCAATGTATCAACAACATCTTTTACTGTGATGATGTTCTCGTGTGTGGTTTCAGGAAGTTCTGTTTTAAAATGTTTTTCTAGTTCTACTACAATTTCTAAAGCATCTAAGCTATCAACTCCTAGGTCTTCTCTTAGGTTAGACTCTAGTGCAACTACTCCTGCTTTTAATCTAAGCTCTTTTGTTATAATTTTGATTACTGCTTCTTCGATAGCTGTCATTTTATTCCTTGCTGTATTTTAATAATATTGAATGGTCTGTTTGATTTGGGTGCCAATCGGATCGCATGAAATCCCACATGTGTTTTGCACTACAACGGATCACACCACTTTGGTTGTCAAACAGCATGACCCATGCATCTTTTAGGGTCTGCCATTTCCATAATTCTTTGTCGGCATGTAAAAACATTACAGTATGTTTAAACATGTAATATGTATAATACATTAAAACCCATGCCATTGCAAGTCTTCTGGTGGATGTTTTTCCACCTATGGCTGTCCAAACATCCATGGCTACTGATTTATGTTCTATTTCTTCAATGCCGTGCCAACGCCATACATGTTCAAAATGTGGGTGCATTTTCTTTAAGCTAGTTCTATAACTTAAGAACAAGTCTGCGTTAGTAGCAGTAATATGCTCGATACAGATAGTTGCCGCTAGGCAAGCACGATTTCCCCATCGTGCCCTAATCTTAGCCCAGAACATGTTCATATCACCTTCAACACGTTTGGCTGGTAATCCTTGACGTTCCATCCATTCGTTATATTGGATATGTAAATGCCTGTGCCAGTTTTCCTGTTTGATGAACTCTTGTATCTCAGCAAGTTGTTGTGGATCAGTAATCCGATCTTTATAAGGCTTAATGCTGTCTATAAAGAAACGTTCACCGTCTGGAAAAGTAACACTTAGAGCATTAAGAAAGTGTGTCTTAAAAGGACTATTGTCGTTCCAGTGTTGTGGAAGTTCTTGAGTCCAGTCTAGTTTGAGTGGGTGACTTGTAAACATAGAATATTTATTCAACAAAAAAGGACCGCAAGGTCCTTTTTGTAAATTGTCATAGATTATACTTTAGGAGCTTCAGCTTTGGCTGCTTCAGCGGCTGCTTCTTCTGCTCTTGCTTTCTCACGATTCTCTAGTATTTCATTTCTTGAAATACCTTCAACTTTAGCAAAGTCAAATCCTTCTTTCATACCTTGTGCTATTTGGCGGGCTGTACGTGCTGTACGATTTTCTTCAATAGCCGCACGATACTTGGCTTGTGTTAAGTTGATTTGATTTTGTGTGCGACCTAAGTCTAATAATATTTGTGACATGTTATTCTCCTATTAATATAAGAAGCGACCTGGCATTAAACCAAATCCACAATCTTCTAATTCGCGTAGATCAAAATCGTCGATGCTGTAGACATCTTCTCTTTCTTCAAAGTTATAGCCGTTAGTGTCGCCTTTAAAGAACAAGTTCCATAGTCGATCAACTATATCGTTTATAGCAGAGTACTCAGTAGGAGTATTTGGTCTTAAGTATCTACGACCCCACCCGAGGAGTGGAGGATTTCCACCCGAAGGTTCTGTTTCGTCAATGCCTATTTCGTTGTAGTCAATATCGCCTTGATCACTGTATTGCCATTGCCCTGTATCAGCGGCAACAGCAAAAATAAATCCATGACGATCAATTTCGTTTGGTGCGCCTAGATAGTATATCTCTGACACTTCTTGTATAGCAGTAACAATCTTACTGTATAAACTGTTAGAGTCTAAGTATGATGTAGTAGCTTGATGATCTTCAGTAGGACTATCTGTGTACAAGTCATAATCGTATAGGCTAATGCCAATAAACTTTAACTGTCTCGTTCCAAACAAACTGCTTGGTGTTGCCTTGCGACTATTGCCGCCTAGGTCCGTGTTGTATAAATTTGCCATGTTCTTTATCCTTATGGTCCGTTGTTGCCAAAGCCGCTGGTCCACCAAGCTGGGAATATACCATAGCTTGGGTTAGCACGTTCTATCCACCAAATCCCAAACTGATTATTACCAAATGCGCCTGACTCGTTAACAGCGTAAATAAATCTTTGTGGAACAATGCCAGGTGCTGTTAGATTATAGCAACAACTACTGGCTGTATCGCCAGCTGTGCCGCCCCACTCGATGTCGTAGTTATAAAATGTTGCAGACATTTCGCCAGTGGCCGCTGTAGGAACAAACTCTAATCCTGGATCGCCGCCTACACCCGCTGGGTAAGTGATGTCTAACACTTCTGGATTAACTGTTTCACTAACTGTGATAGCAAACTTATTGCCGGTGTCATAGGTAGTGTAGTCAGCTACATAATATTTCCTACCGGCAACTAAACCGCCAAAGACAGTACCTGAGAATACAACTGGTTGCCCGATGAAGACTCCATTTCCGCCGCCAAAGCCACCAGGTTCAGCTAATCCGTCAAACTCAATCCAGTTAGGACCTACTACTGTACCTGTAGATGCAACCGTGTACGTCCGAACTTCATCTAAGGTAGCTACTGGATTGCTAGCATCATCAGCTATGGCAAAGGTAAAGCTGTCATAGTTGTCAGCAAATGTTAGTCCACTCCAGTCAACTGTAAATGGTTCAGACGCATTGTGCGGAGTGCCTAACCAATAAATCTCAGCGCCAGCATTTTGTATTGCCTGTACCACTTGATAGTAGATACTGTTAGGCTGTGCCCAGTTTTCATCACTTACTGCTACCAATGGAGCGAATGAAGTACCACGTTCCTCAAGAGTTCTGCCATCAACCCAGTTATTGCCGTCAGTTACACCCCAAGTGACATCACCTTGATTGTCATCATATGCGGCCCAATCTGTAGGTTGTGCTGTGACTAGAAAGTCAATGTAGTCTTCGCCTTCGCGGAATAGTGCTTCCCATACTAGGTTAACTACCGTATCGTTATTGTAGTCAGTGTTGCCTCTAAACTTAACACGATATTCGCCGTTTACTGAATCATCGGTATATAAGAACTGTAAGTCGCCGTCATTGTTGGCAATAAAAATTTGTGGTTCGCC